GCGGATCCGCCCAAATCAAGTGCATCTACAAGTACCGCACCCGCGCTGAGTTCGGTGTCTTCATCGACAGCCTGGTGGCCGAAGCCGACGCCAAAAACGAAGTCACCAGCGAAAAATTCAGCATGGCCGAGCTGATGGAAAAGACCGCCGGCAGCAACGCCAAATACCTGCTGCAAGTGCTCGAAGGCTGGAGCCTCGACGAAGACCTGACCCTCGCCAACGCGCAGCAGCTGGCCGACGAACTGCCCGCCGCTGCCGCCGCGATCATGGAGACCTATCGCCTGGCCGTGACCGAAGGCCGACTGGGAAACTGAAGGCGGCCGCCCAGGCCGCCTACACCAAAGGCCCGTCGCTGCAAGAGATTGAGGCGATGGGCTTTGCGCCCGAAGACTACGAGACCGACGTCATCGAAGTCTGGCCAGAAAACTGGGCGGCCTGGATGCTCTTTTGCCGCGTGTGCACCCAGTGGCGCACGGGCGGCATGGGCAGCTACATCGGGCTCGACTACACGCCCATTTTCACAGTCATGGACAAGAACGGCCTGACCGGCCAAGCCTGGCATGACGCCTTTGACGATCTGCGCGCCCTGGAGGCCGCAGCCCTTGAACAAATCCGGATCAACAGCAGCAATGACTGACACACGAAAAGCGCAGCTAGAGATCGGCGTCAACGCCGGACCGGCCGAAGAAGGCTTCAAGCGGGTAGAGCGTGCAGCCAAAGGCATGTCCGACCAGGTTAAAAAGTCTGGCGACGAAGCAAGCAAAGGCATGGACGGCATCGGCAAAGGTGCCGACGAAGGCGCAAAAAAGCTCGACAAAGCCACCAGCAGCATCATTGCCAGCGTGCAGCGCACCACCGCGGCCATGCAGGCGGGCGAGAAGGGCACGGCCAAATACTTCGAGACGCTGGCCAACCAGCGCGGGGTAGACGCGGCCGTGCTCCAACCCTACCTGGACGGCCTGCGCGCAGTCGAAAAGGCCCAAGGCCAAGTGGGCATGTCTGCCCGCGCCACCGCCGCCGCCATGCGAACCGTGCCCGCGCAGTTCACCGACATTGTGACCAGCCTGCAAGGCGGCCAAGCGCCGCTCACCGTGCTGCTGCAGCAAGGTGGCCAGCTCAAAGACCAGTTTGGCGGCATCGGCAACGCTGCCCGCTCGCTGGGTGGCTATGTGCTGGGCCTGGTCAACCCGTTCACCGTGGCTGCGGCCGCGGTGGGTACGCTGGGCGTGGCCTACTACCAAGGCAGCAAAGAGGCTGACGAGTTCCGCAAAGCGCTGGTGCTGTCGGGCAATGCCGCCGGGGCCAGCGTGGGCCAACTGGCCAGCTTGGCCGAATCCATCGGCTCTGGCTTTGGCAAAAACGTGGGCCAAGCCGCCGAGGCCTTGACCGTGCTTGCTGCATCGGGCGGGGTAGGGCGTGCCAGCCTCAAGGAGTTTGCCACCACCGCCATCGACGCCGAAAAGGCCTTGGGCATCGCCACCAAAGACATCGCCAAGAACTTCGCTGACTTGGCCAAAGACCCGCTGGGCGCGTCGGTCAAGCTCAACGAGAGCATGAACTACCTGACGCTCAGCACCTACGCCCAAATCAAAGCCGCGCAAGACCTGGGGCAAGAGAGCAAAGCCGCCGCCTTGGCGCAAGACGCCTACAACAACGCCTTGCAAGGGCGCAGCGACGAAGTGCTGCAAAACGCAGGCCGAATTGAAAAGGCTTGGTCTGGCATCAAGTCTGCAGCCTCTGCGGCGTGGGACGCCATGCTGGGCACAGGCCGGACCATCACAACAGGTGCGCAGCTTGAAACAGCCCAACGAGTGCTCAAGGACACGTTGTCGCGACAAAAGCAATTTGGCGAAGGTTCATTTTTGTCGGGGCTTTTGGATGGCGAGGTTTCCAAGCTGCGCGAAAAGATTGCCAATTTGACCGAGATCGAGCGCCTCAACAAACGCGCTGGCGACAACGCGGCCGAACAAGCTCGTCAAGTCAAAGCCCGCATTGAGGCCGACAAAGAGGGCTTGAAATACGCTGGCGATGACGTGCGCATGCAAAAAGAGATTGCACAGCAAGTCGCCAACCTGCGCACCGCCAAGGCCAGCGAGCTTGAGATCGAGACGAGAATCGCCCAAATCCGGGCCAGCTACGCCAAGAAAACCCCAGCCGCAACCGGCGGCCAATCCGAACTGGCAGGCCTGCGCGCCCGCACGATCGAAGCCGAACGCTACCTGGCCGCCCTCAAAGAGCTGGGCCTCGAGGCCGACAAACTCACCGAAGGCGAGCGCGCCGCCCTGCGCCTGCGCGAAGAGCTCAAAGGCACCCTCACGGCCCAAGTGCGCGCCAGCAAAGAAGCCAGCTTGGCCGAAGCCGAACGCCTGGGCACCGTGCAGCGCCTGATCGTGGCCGAAAAAGATCAAGCCGAACAGGCCAAGAAAACCAAAGCCGAAACCGCCAAGTTCTTTGAAGACAGCATCAAAGCCCAAGCCGCTGCCGTCAACACCGCAGAAAAAGGCATCGAGGCCATCAAGAAACAAACTGCCGCCGAACGCGAAGCCATGGCCAGCATTGGCCTTACCAAAGAAGCCATTGCCGAACTCACCACGGTCAAGATCGACGACAACGCCGCCACCCTGGACCGCCTGGCCAGCATCATGGCCGAAGCGGGCGAGCCCGAGCTGCTGATCAAGAAATACCGTGAAGAAGCCCAAGCCCTGCGCGACCTGGCCAAAGCCAAGCGCGAACGCGGCGCGGCTGAGACAGCCCAAGCCGTGACCAAAGACGACGCCGACAAACGGAAAAAAGACGCCGAAGAAGCCACAAAAGCCGCGCAAAAAGCCCTGTCTGAATTTGACAACCTGATCGGCGCGATTGACCTCAGCAAACTGAACGGCATGTTCAACGGCGCAGTGGACGGCGCACTGAAGTTCGCCACGGCTTTAAACACCGTGGCCAGCGTGGCCGAAAAGACCGAAGCCGCCCTGGCCGCCAACGCCAAAATCAACGCGGGCGACGGCGCCAAACGCGCCAGCGAAGAAGCCCGCATCTTGGCCCAAAGCGCCACCGCGCAAATCAGCGCCTATGGCAGCATGGCCGCTGGCCTCAAGAGCTACGCGAAGGAGGGCACCAAGGCTTACGAAGCCCTGAGCGCCGCAGAAAAAGTCTTCCGCGCCTTCGAGCTGGCCAGCGCCATCAGCAACGCCGCCACCAAGTCGGGCCTGCTGGCCGCCTTTGTGGGCACCAAGGTGGCGGGCGATGCCGCCATGAGCGCAAGCGCCGCCACCAATGCCGGGGCCGAAATCGCGGCCACCACCGCCATTGCCGGGGCCAAGGCCGTCAGCGGCGTGGTCAACCAGTCGGGCGGCGACCCTTACACCGCCTTCCCCCGCATGGCCGCCATGGCCGCCATCATGGCAGCCCTCGGTTTTGCCACGGGCGCGATCGGTGGCGGCAGCGGTGGCGGGGCCGCACCCACCAACAGCGGCACCGGTACCGTGTTTGGCGACAAAGACGCCCGAAGCGAATCCTTCAGCAAGAGCATGGACCTGCTCAACGACATCCAGGACGAAGCCCTGATCTACAGCAAAGCCATGGCCGCCAGCCTGCGCAGCATTGAAGCCAACATCGGCGGCTTCACCAACATCTTTTTGCGCACCGGCGGCACATCGGGCCTGACGGGCGGCATTGCCACAGGCACGTTTGACACAGGCCTGTCCAAAACGCTCAATTTTGGCAAAGAATTGCTTGGCCCACTGGGCGGCATATTTTCCAACCTCACGACCAAACTGTTTGGCAAAAAAGTCAGCATCACCGGCAGCGGCATCTCAGCCAACGACCAAACTTTGGGCGACATCCTTTCGGGCGGCTTCGAGGGCAACACCTTTGCCGACGTGCAGACCCGCAAAAAAGCTTTCGGCTTCACCTACTCAAACAAAAACAGCACCGCCCTGGCTGAACTCGACCCGGCCCTGGCGCGCCAAATTACCGGCATCTTCAGCGGCGTGGGCACGGCCATTGGCGTGGCCGCCGATCTGTTGGGCCAAGACACCCTCAGCACCCAAAAGAAACTGCAAGACTACGTGGTCAGCATTGGCCGGGTAGATCTGCAAGGCCTCAAGGGCGAAGAAATCGCAGAAAAGCTGGGCGCGGTCTTCGGTGCCGAAAGCGACAAGATCGCCGCATCCGTCATCCCCGGTTTTGAAGCACTGCAGAAAGTTGGCGAGGGCTACTTTGAAACCCTCACCCGCGTGGCCAGCCAGTTCGAGTTGGTCAACGTGTACATGGGCCGCCTGGGCGACACGCTGGGTGCAGTCGGCATCGCGGGGGCCACTGCCTCCGATGACCTGGTGCAAATCTTTGGCGGGCTCGATGCCTTCCAAAGCGCCATCTCTGACTATTACGACAACTTTTATTCCGAAGCCGAACGCAACGCCCAAGCCACCAAAGAGCTGGGAACCGCCTTTGCGGGCCTGGGCCAAACCCTGCCCAGCACGATCGAGGGCTACCGTGATCTGGTCAAAGCCCAAGACCTGACCACCGAAGCGGGCCGCGAGACTTACGCGTCCCTCATCGCGCTGAGCCCCGCATTCAAAAAGGTCGCCGACGCAGCAGCCGAAGCCGCCAAAAAAATCGAAGACGAACGCATCGGCCTTGAGTTGCAGATTCTGCAAGCCCAAGGCAACACCGCGGCCTTGCGCACCCGCGAACGCAACGCCATCGACGCCAGCAACCGCGCCCTGTACGACCAACTCAAAGCACTCGAAGACGCCAAAGCCGCGCAAGAGGCCTACAACCAGGCGCTGTCATCCGCCCAAAGCGCCCTGGCCTCCGCGCTCAGCCGTGTGCAGTCCGCCCAAAGCGGTGTCGACGCCGTGCGCGAACAAGGCACCAGCGCTTACCTTGCAGCCCTGACCGAAGTGGCCAGCATCCAAGAACAAATCGCCGCCGAAACCCGCCAAACCGCCAGCGCCTACCGCGACCTGGCCCAACAGCTGCGCGAATACGTCAGCGGCATCGTGGTGCCGCCAAGCGCCAGTTTTGCCCAAGCCCTGACCAAAGCCCTGGCCGGCGACCGCGAAGCCATGGCCAGCTTGCCCGGACTGGCCACATCGGCCAGCGAGCAAGCCCGCAACCAGGCAGCCAACCGCGAAGAGTTCGCCATTGCCCAGGCGCGCATTTTGTCCGGCGTGTTGGAGGCCTCCGCCGAAGCCCAGCGCCGTGGCATCGAAACGCCAGCTCAGGCCGCGCAAACCCTGCAGCAAAAGTTGGTGGAATCGCAAGGCAAGCTAGCCGAAGCCCTGAGCGCGGCCAATGCCATTGGCGCGCCCTTGGCCGCCCGCCAAGACCGCCTGATCGACCAATACACCAAGGCCCTGAGCGAGCTGGCCACCGCCAACAGCGAAGCCGCGCTGGCCCGTGCGCAGCTGGCCCTGCTGGTGGGCAACACTGCCGCCACCGCCACCAACACCGGCAACACCGCCGCCAACACCGCCACGACCGGCGCGCTCACGCAAGAGATCAAAGCCCTAGGCACCATCATCAACGTGGGCGGCTTGGTGAAGTTTGACCCGGCTGACCCGATCCGCTCGGTGTTCGACAACATCTCCAAGACCAACACGGTTCTGAATGCGCAGTTCGTCAAGTGGATCGAGATCACGTCCGGCTCGCTGGTCACGCAAAACACCGAAGCAGGCACCATTTCCGTAAGCGCCATCACCGGCTTCATGACCGACACCAACCGCGCTGGCGGCGCTGCAGGATTTCCCGGCCAATACGTGCTGGCCTACGACAGCACGAACTACCTGATGCAGATCGCCAGCAACACAGCCACCACCAGCGCGATCCTGAACAACCTGGCCTTTGGGCAGTACTCGATGCTGGTGCGCGGCTTTGGCCCCGGTCAATCGGTGCCCGTGTCTTTCCGCCGCGACGGGCAAAGCACGGACTACTTTGCCACCGGCGCTGCATTTAGCAACGGCATCGTCACCCGGCCCACCAGCTTCAACATGGGAATGATGGGCGAAGCAGGCCCCGAGGCCATCATGCCACTCACCAACGTGAATGGCACCTTGGGCATCCGCGGCCAAATGCCCGGCGCCGAAGGCATGCTGCAAGCCCTGCAAACCATGCAAATGCTCATGCAGCGCCTGCAAACCGTGGGCGAGACCACCGCGCTCACCAGCCAAGACCTGCTCAGCCTGCTCAAACGCCTGACCCGCGATGGCCGCGCCATGCCCGTGGCCCCGTCTGTCAATGACCCCCTGACCGTGAAAGTGATCGCATGAGCCTGTTTTACATGGTCGACCCGGTCGACTTCACGACGACCCAGCTCACCAGCACCACCGCTGTGGAAACGCTCAGCCCCTGGGCCGCTGGCACCTACGCTGCGGGCGCGCAAGTCATCCACCCCGACATCACAGGTTTTCCGCGCAAGTGGCAAAGCCTGGTTGCCACCAACACCGCCACTCCGGGCACCGACGAGACCAAGTGGAAAGACATCGGCCCCGCCAACCGCGTGGCCATGTTCGACAACAAAAACAGCACCCAAACCACCAGCACCACCACCATGCAAGTGGTCATCCAGCCGGGCAGCGTGGTCACCACCATCGGCCTGTTCAATTTGTCGGGCAGCAGCGTGCAGGTTGAAGTTCTCAGCGCCACCAACGTGGTGCTGTACGACAAGAGCATCAACCTCGCCGAACGCAAAACCGCCAACTTCACGCAGTACTATTTCGGCGGGTTTGGTGCACGTCTGTCGCAGGCCATCTTCGGCGGCCTACCGCTGGGCCTCACATCCAAAATCCGCGTCACCATCACCGGCACCGGCACCGTCGGCATCGGGCGCATGGTTTACGGCCGAAGGCAAGACTTGGGCACCGCCCTGGTGGGTGTGCAACCCACGTTCTCCGACTACAGCCGCGAAGAATGGGACCCGGATTTTGGTGACTACACCTGGACGGTGCGCGAATTCTCGCGGGGCTTCAGTGGCCGAATGGTTGTACCCCGGCCGCAGCTCAACAACGTGTGGCTCACCATCCTCAACGCCCGCGCCAAGCCCACCCTTTACGTCGTGTCCGACCACCCCGACTTTTCCGAGACCTTAGTCACTTTGGGGGTCATGCAAGACGTGCCCGCCAGCATTGAACACCTCGACCACATTCTGCTCAGCTTCACCGTCAAAGGACTCACATGACCGTACCCGCGCCCCCCACCATCGGCACCGCGCCCACCCCCGCACCCAGCACCCTGGACCCCACCAACTTCGACGCCCGGTGCGACAGCTTTCACCAGTTCTTTCCCAACTGGCTGAACAACCTTTTCCCCGCTGTGTTGGAGTGGATCCGCCTGCGCGCCAACGAAGTCGAGACCTGGTCCCTCAACGCCCAAGCCGCCTCCAACAACGTCACCGCCTTGGCCAACTCCGCCGCCGTGCAAAACGCAGCCGCCAACGCAGCCGCCGCCCAAGCCGCCGCCACCGCTGCAGGCATCTACGCAGCCCAAGCGCAAGCCACCAACCCCGACAGCCCGATCCGCATCAACCCCACGCGCATCACGGCCAACTTCACGTTGGCCAACGGCTACAACGGCGCGTCCGCTGGCCCCATCGCCATCGACCCCGGCGCCACCGTCACCCTGAGCCACGGCTCAACCTGGTCCATCCACTGATCCACCCACCCAAGGAACCCAAATCATGAGCACACTTGTCGCAAACAACATCATCGGCCTCGGCGGCGGCCCGGTCAATTTCCCACAGGGCATCACCTTAGGCGGTGGCGGCGGCGCAGGCACCGTGGGCAGCATTGGCACCCCCGGTCAGCAAGGCTTCGGCGTGGGCATCGCCCCCGAGCTGCCCACCGGCTTTGTGGCCCTGTCCGGCACCACAGACCCCGCCTCGCCCAACTACGGCAACTACCAGTTTTCAGACGGCTCGGTCATGGTCTACGTGCCTGCCTTTGTCTACAAATACGGCACAGGCAGCAACGGCTTGGCCGTCAACGTGGTCGACGTGAAATCCTTCACCACGTACGAATCACTGGCCGCCGCCAACGCTGCAGGCTACGCCCTGCACCGCGCCTTCTACAACGCAGGCTCGATCCGCCCCGGCGTTTTCGTTGACAAATACCAGTGCAGCAACAACAACGGCGTGGCATCTAGCCTGCGCAACGGCAACCCGCTTTCAAGCGCTGCAGACCACAACCCCTTCAGCGGCCTGACCGGCGCGCCCGCCAACATCTACGCCGGCGCAGTCCAAGCCGCCAAAACGCGCGGCACGCGCTTTTTCTGTAACACGCGCTTCATCCACGCCGCCCTAGCCCTGCTGGCCAACGCCCACGCATCGGCAAGCACCAGTACCACGTTTTGTGCGTGGTACATGGCCAACGCCAACTTTCCGAAGGGCTGCAACAACAACGCGCTGGGCGACAGCAACGACGCGTCGATCAGCTACGTGTCAGACGGCTACAGCAACTGCGGCAAGACAGGCAGCGCCAACTTTGCGGCCAAGGTTTCGCACAACGGGCAACTGTCCGGTGTGATGGACCTCAACGGCAACATGTGGGAAATCAATCTGGGCCTGACCAGCAACGGCACCCACTTCTTCTTGCTCAAAACCAGCGCAGACGTGGCCGCCATCACCGGCGGCGTCACCCTGGCCACCGACGCCTGGGGCGCCACCGGCTTGGCCGCCATGTACGACAACATTGGGGCGACTTACGAAAGCCTGACCAACGCCGCCACCTGGAAGACCTTTGGCTCAGCCGCGCAAGTGCTCAGCCAAGCCACCAGCGGCACACCCTGGGCATTTGCGGGCGCAGGCCTGCCACTGCTGGGCGGTGTAGGCGGCTCCAACCAGTTCGGCAACGACGGGCTGTATGACGCACGGCCCGATCAGCTCTGTGCGATTTCGGGCGGCGCTTGGAACAACGGCGGTCTTGCCGGGGTCTGGTCGCTGAATCTGGACAATGTGCGCGGCACCTCGGCCAGCGATGTTGGGTTCCGTTCCGCCTCTTATTTGTGACTTTGTTGAATGAGCGATAGCGATATGAATGCGCCCCGCCACTTCAACATCGTCACGCATGTGCACGGGTGCTTTGAATGCCCTGATGCTGTGGTGCGCCACGGCGCTGATGCGTGCAACCAGGCACCCGCACAGGCGGGCTTGCGCACCCAAAATGCGCAAGCCCTCACCCCCACATGCCCGCAATGGCCGTGGAGCAAGGCATGAGCAACACGCCCCGCAACATGCACAGCGAGGCCTCGCTCAACCGGCGCTTGGTGCTGTTCGCCACGCAGCTCGAAGGCTACCTGGCGCACTTTCCGCACTGCCACAAATACACCATCACGCAAGGCATCCGCCAGGCGTTTTTGGATGTGTGGAATTTGACGGTGGAAGCGCAAAAGCGCTATCACAAAAAGACCACGCTGGGCCAGCTCGACGTGCGCCATGAGCAGCTGCGCATGATGCTGAACTTGGCTTTTGAGATGGGCTTGTTTGCTCACCAAAACGGCCAAGGCAAAGACCCCATGAAGGGCCAGCATCGGTACATCACCATCTCAAGCCGGTGCGACGAAATTGGCCGCATGATCGGCGGCTGGGTGCAAAAAGAATTCCGCAGCGATGCGGATAAATCCAGTGGGCGTGAGCTTGCTGGTGCGGTGGGAGCTTGACATGCTCTGTGCGATTTCGGGCGGCAATTGGAACAACGGCAGTCTTGCCGGGGTCTGGTCGCTGAATCTGAACAATGTGCGCGGCAACTCGAACAACAATGTTGGGTTCCGTTCCGACTCTATGCCTGGCAAGCCAAATGCGGCAAATGCCGCTCGGCAAAGAGGGAGCAACCGTCGCGGCTGGTGCCGAAATGTTTTGTTTGCAGGCCTTTTGGTAGCCCACCCCCGCCACGCTGCGGCCACGGCGAAGACCGGCTTGCAAACCCTGCGGGGTCAGCCATGAAGCGCACCGGCAACCTCTGGCCCCAGATCTGCACCGAGCAAGCCCTGATGGCAGGCTTTCAGCGCGCCGCCACCGGCAAGCGATCGCACCGCGCCTGCTTTGAATTTGCCCGCAACCTTGGAGCCAACATCCAAGCGCTGCTGACCGAGCTGACCGACGGCACCTATGCCCCGCGACAGCTCAACAGCTTTTGGGTGCGCGACGGCAAAAAGCCACGCCTGATCGAAGCGCCCGCCTTCCGCGACCTGGTCGTGCAGCACGCCATTTATGCCGCCGTGTCGCCCATCTTTGAGCGCCGCTACATCGCCACCAGCTACGCCTGCAGGGTGGGCCGTGGCACACACGCCGCCAGCGACTGGCTGCAAGCAGCCATGCGCCAAGCGCCCCGCGAAGCCTGGGTGTTGCACGTCGACGTGCGTAAATTCTTCTACAGCATCGACCGCGCCGTGCTGGCAGGCCTGCTGGCCAAGGCCATCAAGTGCCCGCGCACGCTGGCCGCCATGGCACTGTTTGCACACCGCGACAGCTCCAAAGGCGTGCCCATCGGCAACCTGCTGAGCCAAACCTTCGCCAACGTCTACCTCAACAGCCTCGACCACTTTTGCAAGCGCACCCTCAAAGCCGGGCACTACGCCCGCTACATGGACGACAGCATCATGCTCGCACCAGACCGGGCCACCGGCCTGCAGTGGCTCGAATCCATCCGCCAACACCTGGCCACGCTCAACCTCGAAATCAGCCACCACACCCTGCAGCCCATCAAACGCGGGGTCGACTTTGTCGGCTACCGCACTTGGCGATCAGGCCGCTTCGTGCGCCCCAGCCTGATCAGCGCCATCCGCCAAGACGCCCGCAAAGGCCGCATCGAATCACTCACCTCGCGCATGGGCCACGCCATGCGCACCCACTCCGCCCGCTACATCCTCAACCACCTCAAGGACAACCACCATGCCCTCTTTGATTGCTTACCGCAAAGTCACCGACGCCATCACCACCCACGCCCTGCGCCTGCCACAGCCTGAAAAAATGGGCGACGCATCGGGCCAAGAAATCGCCACGCTGGAAGATGGCCGCACCATCGTCGTGTTGCCCGATGGCGCCAAGCTGCCCACCGACCAACCCGCCGAAATCAAAGACAGCATCGAGACGCTGCCCACGCCGCTGCCTGATGCCCTGAAAGAGCAAATCCGCGAAGCCAGCCCGCATGTGCGCCTGATCAACGCCCGCATGCAAGACCGCATCCGCGCGCGCTACAGCGCCGAAGATGAGATGAAGTTTTCACGCATCGGCACCGGTCAAGCCCTGGGTATGTACAAGATGAGCGACGCCGAAAAAACCGCTCTGGTGGCCTTTGGCACCTACCTCGAAGAGTGCCGCCAATGGGCCAAGGCCGAACGCGCCAAGCTGGGCGTCTGAGATTTTTCACACAGGAGCAAGCACAATGAAACTGATCGCCACCATCGTCGCAGCGCTCGCCCTCACGGGCTGCGCCACAGGCCAATACGAGGCCTACACCGCCGCCACCACCGCCCAGGCGGTGGCCACAGCCAACGCCCAGGCCGAACGCTACAAAGCCCTGGGCCGTTTGGCTGACAGCGGCTCAGACGTGGCCAAGGTCGCCGCCGTGATGGCCCTCGCTGGCCACAGCACGGGCAGCGCCACGCAGGCAGCCCCCATCGCCGCACCGCGCAGCCCCGGCGACACCGCTTTGCAATGGGCCAGCCTGCTGGTGCCCACCATCGGGCAGGCCTACATGATCGGTCAAAACGTCAAGCTCGGCATGCGCCAATCTGACAACGCCACCGCCCTCGGCATCAGCACCAACAGCACCTTTGCCAGCGTGGCAGGCCAGATCCAAGCCCCCGCGCCCAATATGACGCTGTCGGGCACCGGCGTGCTGGGCAGTGGCAGTTACACCATCGGGGCCAACTCAGGCACCAACAGCGGCAACTCTGGCCGCCTGGCAGGCACCAGCATCACCGACAACACCCACACCCCGGTCATCGTCACCCAGCCCGCCCCGGTCATCGTGCGCCCCGAAGTCATCCAGCCCACCACCCCCGTGGCTCCCGCCACTACCCCGTGACCACTAGGCCCACCCCATGCTCGCCATGATCGCCCCCGCCCTCTGGTGGGCCAAGCGCGCCGCCCTCATTGGCCTGGTGCTGGCTGCGGGTTACTTCTATGCCCGCTGGCAAGGCGAGCGCGCCGACCACGCCACCACGCGCACCACCATGGCCGAAGCCGCCCTGCAAAGCGCCGCCGACGCCGCCGCCACCACCCAGCAACTGCAAAAGGACAAAGACCATGCCCTCCAAACCGCTGCCAAACGTGCGCAAAGCAACCGCTTGGACGCTGATGGCGCTCGCACTGAGCTTGACCGGCTGCGCCACACCCTTGCCACCAGCCCCCCTGACCCCGGTCCAAATACCTGCGCCGCCCCCCCTGACCGAACCGACCCCGCCCGTGAGTTACTCGCTCAGTGTGCGGGCGCTCTTGCAGAGCTGGCAGCAACGGCTGACCGCCTCCACACCGACCGACTGACCCTGCTCGACGCCTGGCCCCGGCCCGCGCCTGCAACCACCCCCGCACCTGAAACCGCCAAGGACTAAGACATGCAAGTCAACGACACACATCTCACGCCAAATTTCACCCTGGCCGAACTCACCCACAGCGAAACCGCCGAACGCTTGGGCCTCGACAACCAACCCGACGCCGGGCAGCTCGCCAACCTCACCCGCCTGGCCGACATGCTTGAGCAAGTCCGCGCCCTTTTGCGCAAACCCATCATCGTCACCAGCGCCCTGCGCACCCTGCCAGTCAACCGGGTGATCGGCAGCAAAGACACCAGCCAACACACCAAAGGCTGCGCCGCCGACATCAAAGTCCCCGGCATGACACCCGACCAAGTGGTGCGCGCCATTGTGGCCAGCGGCCTGAGCTTTGACCAGGTCATAAGGGAATTTGCCAAACCCAACGGCAGCGGCTGGACACACCTGAGCATCCCCAACACCACCGACACCAGCCCCCGCCGCATGGCCCTGATCATCGACGACCAAGGCACCCGCGCCTTCGCCTGACCCGCCATCCACTCCAGCGCCGCCCGAAATGGCGGCCTTAGCCCACCACCCGCAAAGGTGGTGGGCTTTTTTGCGTTTGGGGTCTGTGTAATCGTGTGTAATTTGCTGCTATCCAAGGCCGTTTTTTGATGCCTCTGGCTGCGATCTCCCTCTGAGCGCTGCACAAAGTTGACGCGCAACAGCATTCACACTGCACTGCTTAGCCCTTAAGAATCAACAAGTTACACGCGCCCTGTGTAATTTCATGTGTAAACCGGGCGGTTAGCTCAGGGGTAGAGCACCACATTCACACTGTGGGGGTCGCAGGTTCGAAACCTGCACCGCCCACCACCTTCGCGGTGGTGGACTCATCCGGTTAAGACACTTTCACCATCAAGTTCCCCAGCTTTTCCAGCGCCTGGCGCTGAGCGTCCACCTGCAGGTGGCTGTACCGCTGAGTGGTCTGGACCGTGCTGTGGCCCAAGATCTTGCTGATCGTGTACAGGTCCACACCCAGGCCAAGCATGATCGATGCGCAGCTGTGGCGCAGGTCGTGAAAATTCACATGCGCCATGCCCGCCTTGACCCGCGCACGCTGCCAGGCGGTCTTGATGCCTTCCACGCCCACCTCGGTCGGAAAGTACACCAGCCACGGCCTGAGCGCCGGGATGATCGGGATCACCCGGGCCTTCAGGGTCTTGGTGTGGCTGCTGGGCAGGTTGATGGTGTCGGGCCCAATGTCTTCGGCGCGGATCTTCACCAGCTCGCCGCGCCGGGCGCCCGTGAGCAGCGCCGCCCAAATGACCGCCTGCACCTGCTTTGTGCAGTGCTGGGCGATCTGGCCCACCTGCTCGATGGACAGGAACACCTCGCGCCTGTTATTCACCGGCACGAACTTGATGCGCAAGCCGTAGTTTTCAGGGGTCAGGCCGCGCTCCCATGCGATGGTCAGGCCTTTTTTGAGCGTGGCCAGCGATCGATTGACCGTGGCCGGGGCGTATTGGGTGCTCAGGTCTTTGACGGCGTGCGCCGTGAACTCACGCGCCTGGGCTGCGGTGTACTTTTCGGCCCAAGGGGCAAGGCGCAGGGCGTGCTGTTCGCTGGTGGATGCACTGCGCAGGCTGGCCGCGTGCTGGATGTACAGGTGCAGCGCCGTGGTCATGGGCATGTCGCCCAGCTGCGGGGCGCTGCCGGGGGCCTTGGCCATGGCCGCCCGCAGCTCGGCCTCTATGCGCTTGGCATCACTCGCAGTTGCACCCGGCGCAAGGATACGATGGACCCGCTGTCCATCGACCATGATCCCGATGTGCTTGCGGCCCTTCTTGTCGTCCCAGATTGACACCCTTGGTTCTCCTTCAGCCACTTTTTGCATTCGTCCAGGTCATACCTTTTGGCCCGGAGACCGACCGGAGTGTACGGCAGGCCCGAAAGTTCAAGCCTGCGCACCGTGCTTTCGCTGATCGCCAAGGCGGCGCAAAGTTGTTGGCGGTTTAGGCTCATGGCTGTTCCTTTCCCGGCATGGCCCCGCAAGTTGTGCGGCCAAGTTTTTTGCAAAGCTCGCAAACCTCTTTGCATCGGAGGCCCTTGATATTTCTGTAGACGTCAAACACCACGCCCTGAAGCGACTCGATCAGCGCTTGCATGTCTGCCGCCGACAAAGGCTCTGGCTTGCCCGCGTTCTTCTCGCGCAACTTGGCTTGGGTTGCGTCCATGACGCCGATCCATCCGTTGGCGTTCCCGGCGTCCAAGCACTTCAGTCTCTCTTCTTGGCTCAGATCAACCCATTGCCGCTGCGCCGTGACTGGCACCAGCGGAACCCACGCGCCCGATTGCTTGCGGACCTGCTCTATTTGAGCGTTGTGGATTGGGCCTTCGTACATGCCGTCGCTTCGTGGGCGATACCAAAACAACGGCTCCTGCGCTGGCCCCGCCTTCGCCTCGCAAGTGTGGATATCGTCCGGGTCCACCGCCCCGCATTGATCGCATTTTGTAGTCACAGCTTGGCTCCTTTGTTTTTGCGCTTGCGATGCGCGATTTCAACGCGCACGGCCATGGCCACCGTCCACAGCCCGACAAAGGCAAGCAGGGCGGTGACGATGGCGGCGAGGGTTTCGAGGGTTTTCATGCGTGCAGGCCCTCCACATGCACCACCTGCCCGCCGGTGCTTGAGACGTAGCGGTGGGCACGCTCGGTGGCCTGGATGAACTCGCCATAGCTCAGTTGCTGCAGTTGGTATTCGTGCAGGTCGATGGCTGTGTCCAGCGTCTCGATCTCGCTGCCACGCAAGCAGGGGCTGCACCACTGGCCGGTCTCGCGGGCGCGGTCGGCGATGGTGCTGCAGACATCCAGCGCGGCCTGCAGGTGCTGGGCCAGCCCGCGCACCACGCCCTGGCGCTCGATGCTCATGCCGATCTGCGCACAGGTGACCAGCCACATCCAGTCCAGTTCGGTGGCCGTGCGGCGCTTGAGGTTCAACATGGCCGCCCGCATGGGCGTGATAGCCTGCGCCACTTCGCCGGGCGTGAGCTTGGCCACGTTGGTCAGCACCTTGTTGATCAGGTCGCCATCGAGCGTGCGGGCTTGGCGCTTGGCGCGGCTGGCGTTGCGGTGTTTGGTTTTCATGGCTTTTTGCCCTCAAAGTTCTGCGGGCCATCATCAAGAGCCCGTGCGATGTCGTTGCGTCCAGACAGCATGCCCACCACGTGCAGTGGGCTGATCGATGAATAGTCCGGCGTCCACGTTGGCCGCCTGCCTGCGTCAATCGGATTCACGCCAGACATTCGGACTTGCCAGTCGTGAATTTGCTGGCCCATACGGGCGAATTCGGCTGCGTAAAACTGCTCGATCCAAGTGTGATCAAACCAGGTGCGACCCTCAACTGGTCGCATCTCGAAAATCGCATCAGGCCGCGCAGGATCAACCACGGCGGTCTTCACATCCAAACCTTTCCCTCGGTACTGCACCTCAAGCCGGCGCGCCTCCTGGCTGTTCGCAAAAATCACCCGGTCGCCACTCTTCACAAGACCCACCAGTCGGGTGGTGCGGCCTGTTCCCCGTGCACAAGAAAAGTAGATGTTCAGCGCAGCCTCCAGCGCTGGGCCAATGCCAAAAATGTCGGATGGGCGCTTCATGCTGCACCCCCTTCCACCCGCTCAAACTCCCCCGCCTCAAACACGTACTCGCTGGCCATGCCGTCGAGCGCGATGGACGCCGTGCCTTTGCTGTTGATCGCCGCGATCACGCCCACTTTGTCTTTGAACGTGGGCGAGTCGTAGATCACCCGCACACGGTCACCCACAATC